AGAGAAGCTTGCTTTCACGCTGGAATTGGTGAAAGAACTTTTTATGACCACAGAGATAAAAACGAAGATTTTCGCAAAAAGATAGATAGATGGAAAAATGATATGAAGATGAGAAGCAAGAAGCTGTTGCATCTAGCCATAAATAATGGCGATGTTTCTACTGGAAAATGGTATCTTGAGAAAAAGGCATCAGATGAATACACCAATCGAGTAGAACATACTGGGGCTAATGGCGAACCACTAGACATTAAAGTAAACTTTATCGCTTCAAATGGCAACAAAACCAATTGAAATCATTGATAAATTTCAATTTCTTTTACAAGAAAACATAAGACACAAGGTTTTATATGGTGGTAGAGGTAGCGGTAAGACGGAAAATATTGCAAGGGCTTTAATAGTTCTAGCAATGAAGCCAAATCTTTTATTTACCGACTCAAAAATAGATATTCTTTGTGCTAGAGAATATCAAACAACGATTCAAGATTCAGTTCATAAAGTATTAAAAGAAGTAATTTATCTGCACGGATTAAACGGATTATTTAAAATCACCGATAATTATATTCAATGTATATTAAACGGCAGTAAATTCATTTTTAAGGGCATTGCTAATGACCCTTACCAAATCAAGTCTTTGCAGGGTATCAAGATTGTTTGGATTGAGGAAGCGGAAAAAGTATCAAATGAAAGCTGGGAAATATTAACGCCAACAATTCGCACGCCACAATCAGAAATCTGGGTATCGTTTAACCCGAGAGAAAAAAAAGACCCGACATATAAAAGATTTATTGAAGAGCCAATGCCAAATACAAAGGCAATGTTGGTTAATTATTATGATAATCCATTTTTTGAAAGTTCACCGATTTATAATGAAATGCTTTATGATAAGCAATATCGACCCGAAGTTTATTCAAACAAATGGCTCGGTAATGTTAAGCAATTAAGCGAAGCTTTAATTTTCAAAGATAAATACGAAGTTAGAGAATTTGAAACCCTCGATTTATCGCAAGTTTATGAAAATAGATTTTTCTTTGGAATGGATTTTGGTTTCAGTCAAGACCCAAATGCTTTAATCCGTGCATTTATCAAAGACCAGACATTGTTTGTTGATTATGAAGCTGGTGGCATAAATATAGAAATAAAAAATATGCCAAAGATGATGGAATTAATACCAGAAATAAGAAAATGGATTATCACCGCAGATAATGCAAGACCAGAAACCATAAATTACTTGCAGGGTGAGGGTTTTAATATAGAACCTTGTAGCAAAGGAAAAGGTAGCGTAGAAGATGGTATTGAGTTTTTGAAATCATTTAAAAAAATAATCATTCACCCAAAATGCAAAAACTTAATTGAAGAATTTAGTTTTTATTCTTACAAAACCGACAAAATAACAGGCGATATATTGCCAATTATTGTAGATAAATATAATCATTACATAGACGCACTACGCTACGCAATGGAGCCTTATATGAAATCAACAAGCGTTTATGTCTTATAATTTGAAAAAATCTAATTGCAAGAAATCGCTATTTAATTATTTTTTGAAATATGTTTAATTTTACAAAAAAGAGCCACAGTTGGAATATTTTAGAGCTAATCAAAGGTAGCAATAACAGTTATGACAATAACAAGCTTATTGACGCCTATGTTGACGCTTGCCCTGTTTTTACCGCAACAAAATGGATTGTTGACGCTTGCAACGATATTGAGTTTGTTGTAAAAGATAAAAACAAAGATGAACTTATTTATAATCATCCAATTTTAAAATTATTAAATAAACCAAATTCATTTCTTGGCGGTGATGAGTTAAAAAAACAAATATTTTCAAACTATATTCTAACTGGCAATCTTTATTTAATGAAGCTGAGAGGTTTAAAGGGCGATATATTAGAACTTTACTCAATTAAACCTCAAGATGTATCTATTGACGAAAATTATCAGGATAAATTCGCAGAATATTATAGATTAAAAGACTTTGCTGGAGCGGTATTTAAAAGGCAACAGGATTATAAATATGTTGCAAGCAATGGCAATGAAATCGTACATTTAAAAGAATTTAATCCACATTCAAATTTATTCGGTTTATCTTTTTTTGCTGGTTGTAGCCTTGAAATTAAGCAATACGTAGAATCAAGTTTACATAATTTAGCGTTAATTAAAAATGGAGGCAGACCAAGTGGATTACTTACTTTTAAAGGCAATAAAAATTTAGATAGAGCGTCAGCGGAAGCGGTAAAATCAAAAATAGATGAAAAATTAAAAGGCGGTGATAATGCGGGCAATATCTTATTTTTAACCGATGACTTTGATTATAAAACTCTTGGCGAGTCAATCAAAGATATGGATTATCGAAGCTTACACGAAAAAGCTGAGAGGAATATTTTTAAGGCGATAAAAATACCAACTGCTTTAATTGATAACAACGCAATGACTTATTCAAATTTAGATGTATCAAGATTTGCTTTTTATGACAATGCAGTTTTGCCTTTATTTAAAACTATTTGCAAATTTTTAACAAATAAAGTTTTGATTGATTTTAAAGGAAGCGAAAACTTAGAAATAACCTTTGATAAATCTACAATTTCAGCATTAGAAAATAGAGAAGTATTAAATACGACCGAAGCATTTAAAAATAGCTTAATCACAAGAAATGAGGCAAGAGCTAAACTTGGTTATGAATCAATAGAAGGCGGAGATAATATTTATCAACCAATGGCTTTAGTGCCAGTCGGGCTAGATAGCAACACACAAGATAATAGAGAGTCGCCAGCAAAAAAAGAATTAAGAAGATTAATGCTTAAAAACGGATATTCAAAAGAAGATGCAGAAATAATGGTTAAAAATTATGAGTCGTAATCAAGCTGAATTAATCGATAAAAGAAAGCTAGTTTTAGAAGCTTCTTTTTTACCAGAAATTAAAAAAATATTTAAAAACATCGCAAGAGACGCGCAAAATCTTTATGAGTCAAATAATTTAAATCCAAGAGAGCTAGCCGAAAATTATTATAACGAGTTTGTTAAAGATATTCGCGATATGATGAGGAGAGCCGTTAAAGAATTTGGCTTTGATTTGAGAAAAAAACTAGAAATAAAAAAAGGTTTTGATTTTAACGTTAATTTTACTAAAGAATTATTAAATATCGAAACTAAAATAACAATCGACCAAGGCGGTTTGAAACCAAAAATAAATAAAATAAATAATGAGTTTCAGAAAGAAATGACTTTGTTTATTGCTAACGAAAGCGAAAGACAAGCAAAATTTATCACAGAAACAAATGCAAAAGAAATTGAAATCGCTGTAAAACAAGAAGAATTAAAAATAACAAAAGCTTTTAGTGCAGAAGAGCGAGCAATTATTGCAAGAAATATATTTGTTAATTTGCTTGATAGAAAAGATGAGAGAGCTGATTTAATAGCGTCTCAAGTAATTGGAGTTGGTGAATCATATTCAAGAAATTCAGAAGCAGAAATAATTGATGAGGCGCAAATTGAATCAAACGGAATTATTATTGGAGCGACCAAAACATGGTGGGCAATTCTTGATATGAAAACAAGACCTGAGCATGTTTCCGCTGACCAACAAATGATAAGCGTTAGAGATAGTTTTTTAGTTAATGGCGAAAGATTAAAAATGCCAAGAGACCCAAACGGCAGTGCTGGGAATGTAATAAATTGTCGATGCGTTGCTAATTATGATATTGAGGAAACTAAATCATTTAAAAAAAGCCTTGCTAGCATTGATTTAAAACCAACGGCAGAAATGGCAAAGGAAGCCGAGAAAGGCTTAAAATGGAGAGAGGAATTTGGAAGAGGTGGAACAGCTGAGTTGCCTCATCTTTAACATAGAAAATTAATCGATGTAAAGTATCATCAATGCACAAGATAGCATCAATATTTCTGTTCTTAAATTCTTCGATTATCTTATTTTTAGTAAACATAATTTTTTAATTTAATTTATAAACACCTCGTATCCGTCGGAATCGGAGGGAATTTAATTAGTGGTGGCTCGATTAGTGATTTTTGATTACTAAATTCTTCTTTTAACTCTTCAAGAGAAACATTTTTATCGAGCTTACTTACTAAATAAAGAATAATTAAATCCTTTCTTAAGCAAGCCCAAATTCTACTATGAACGCCGTATTTTTGCCAAGTGTATTTAATATCTTTATAGTAGTGATATTCTCTTGCTAAATTAGATACTTCACCATTGTAAGGCAAAATATCTTTATATTTTTTTAAAATATATTCTAACAGTTCATAACTGCCGTTAAATCTAGTATTGTTTATCATTTTTGATTTTTTCTAATTGAAAAACTTTGTGTTTTTTGTAGCTTAAAAAAAAATAATTATTTTTCAATAAAAAAATCGCATGCAAAAAGAATATAAATCATTTTCAGCAGAATTTAAAGAAATTCAAACACAAGATAATTTGTTTACATTTAAAGGCTACGCTTCAGTTTTTGGCAATGTAGATTTAGGTAATGATGTAATTTTAAGTTCAGCATTTGATAAGGCTTTAGCTAAAAATAGTTCATTTCCAGTGCTTTGGCAACACGATATGCACGAGCCAATTGGTATATCAAATTTAAAGGTAAACAACATAGGACTTTATGCCGAAGGTAATTTACCAAAGGATGATTCTTTGGTTGCTGGCAGGGTAATTCCTCAAATGAAAATTGGCGCAATAAAAGAAATGTCAATTGGTTTCTTTTTGAAAGATTTTGAATATGATAAAAACGGAGTAAGAATTTTAAAAGAAATTGAATTATTTGAAATTAGCTTGGTAACCAAAGCAATGAACCCAAAAGCTCAAGTTGATAGTTTTAAATCATTTGGAGCTAATACAAAATTACCACTAGCGCCAAGAGATACAGAGTGGGACGGAACGCAAGCAGAAAAAAGAATAAAAGAATTAACAAGTTCACAAGATGCGCCAAATGATGATTATCGTAAATATTTTATGTATTTTGATAGCGAAAAACCTGATAACTTTGGAAGCTATAAATTATTATTTGTCGATGTTGTAGATGGTAAATTAATGATTATACCAAAAGCTGTTTTTGCAATAGCTGGTATTTTAAATGGCGCAAGAGGCGGAGTAGATATTCCAACAGAAGACAGAAACAGAATAATTACCGTAGTCAATCAACTTTATAAAAGAATGGCGAGCGAATTTGAGGATGATGCAATAGTTTCACCAGTGGCAAAATCATTTGAAACTTTAAAAGACATTGAGGCAAGTCTTAAATTTGCGGGATATTCTAATAACGAAGCAAAAACACTAATCAGCAAAATAAAAGAATTAACTACGCAACGAGATGTTGCGGATATCAAGCAACGAGATGTTGCACTATATAGCGAAATCGAAGCATTAAAAAAACGCATCGAGATAATCAATTTAACAAATAAAATTTTAAAAAATGACAATAGAAGTTAAAGATAATTTTCAAGAACTTATAAAAGGTCTTGAAAAAGCAACTCTTGAAGGCAACCAAGCTGTTATTGCAAAATGTAATGCAATGCTTGACGCTCAAGAATTAAAAAACCAAGATTTAGTTTTAAAGCTTGCAGAAACTAAAAAAGCACAAGAGGAAACCAGCGATTACATCAAGGGCTTAGAAGCTAAAATGCAAAGATTTTCAGCGAATTCTAATGAATATAAAGAAACTAGCGAAGAAATTAAATCATTTATTGGCTTTCTAGGCAAAGGCGAAACTAAAACTTTAAGAACTAGTGACAATACTGACGGCGGTTATTTAGTGCCGACAGAATTAGATAGAGAAATTATCAAAAAAATTACTGAGATTTCTCCAATTGACCAATTGGCTAGAATTAAAACAATGAGAACAAAATCATTGGAGCAAAATGTTAGAACTTCTCTAGTATCATCAGGAATGGTTGGCGAAGAAGAAACTGGCTCAAATTCTAATAGCAAATATGGCAAGATTAAACTAGTTGCTAAAAAATCAATGGTATTAGTTGAAATTACTAGCGAAGAACTTATGGACGCTGATTATAATTTAGCTAACGAAATAAGTTCAGATGTAGCGGAAGAGTTCGCAAGAATTCGTGGCTATCAATTTGTTTTGGGTAATAACACGCCTAATCAAGTTCAGGGTTTGCTTGCTTCTGATGCTGGTATTAGCTCAATTAATAGCGGTTCATCAAGCGCAATTACTTTTGATTCATTAATTACCTTAACTGGCGAATTAAAAACTGGCTACAATCCAGTTTATGGCTTCAATCGCAAAACATTGGCAGAAATCCGCAAATTAAAAGGCGGTGATAATGCTTATGTATGGCAAGCTGGTAATGTCGGTGCTGGAGTTCCAAACCAAGTTAATGGCT